GGAACTCCAGGCCGTCCAGCCAGTCCCCGATCGACACGCCCGTGTAGGACTGAATGCCCATCGCGTCCTTGAACATGATGCGAGCGGTGTCGAGCCCCCGCTCACGGCCCTCGAAATCAACCCTGATCACCGAAACCTGCCTCTCTGCACAAACGGTCAATTTTCTGCGCGTACCTCGCCATGGCCGCCCCGGCGCGCAGCGCCGCCGCCGGGGCAAGGAACGGCGCCCCCGGCGGCCCGTACCAGTACTTGCGGTCGCCGAACAGCGGATGCCGCGCCCTGGTCTCCGCCGGGTACGCCGGCCCGGCATCCGTCCAGACCACCGCGGTGGTCTCCCCGGCGTCGACAGTGACCGAGGCGGCGATCTGCCTCGACCACGCCGCCAGCTTCCGGGCCCCGGCCGCGATCTCCTCCGCCGCCACTGCCAGGTCCCCGCCGCCGACAGAGCCCGTCGTCGCCCGGACGCTGCCAGTGGCCCGCTGCCGCCGTGTCCGCGGCGCCCGCGCCCGCCGCACCGCCATCAGGCCGAGTCCAGGGTCCAGTAAGTGATCTGGCAGACGTTGTTGACCCCGTCGTCCAGGCCGGTCCACGGGACCGCCTGGGTCAGCACCACCGGGCCCGTGATCTTCGGCGACTCGCCCTCCAGGCGGATGTTCGGCACCAAGACCGAGAACGTGGCAATGTCACTGCCGGAGCCGATGGCCGCCGTCTGGAACTGGTACTCGATCGCCGTCGCCGTGTCCGCCGCGTACGCGTTGTAGTACGTCTCGGCGCTGAGCCACTCAACTGTAAACGACCCGGTCAGCGCGTTCAGGCCCTGCTGCAGCGGCTCGTTGCGGTACGGCGACACCTCAGGGCTGTAGCGGGTGGTGTCCATCGGGCGAGTGTGCTTGACCGAGATCGGGCCCTTGATGTTCCCGGCCACGACCGGGCTGGCCAGGCTCGTCACGCCGGACGTGGTGCTCGGCGTGCCGCCGTAATAGACGGTCGCGCCCGTCCAGCGGAACACGCTGCCCACGGGAGGCGCCGAGTAGGTCTGGAGCGCCGGCACCGAGGCGTTCAGCGGGTCCTTGTGCGTGCCGGCCAGCTCGTTGCGGCCCTCCAGGGTCAGGGTCAGCTTGGCGATCTCGCCCATCGCGGCGGAGACTTCCCACTCGCTGACCTTGCACCCGGTGTAGGTCGACGGCTCGACCGTGCCGCCGTCGACCGCCGGGGCGCCCTTCTGGAAGGTGAAGCTGTGCCCTTCCAGCGGGCCCGGCGCGTGAGTTGCCGAGTAGGCGCCCGTCGACGCGTCCTCCGTCAGGGCCGCGGCCGTCTGGCCAAAGCTGCCCATCATCCGGTACAGCCACTGCTGCATGCCGCGCTCGGGCAGGTCCATCACCACGCCGCCGCCCGCCGAGTACTCCGTCACCACCCGGCGCGAGGCCCGCGGGTACAGGGCACCGGAGACGATCCCCGTGCTCTGCTTGGTGACCTTCTTCAGCTCGAGGGAGTCGGAGTCGCACAGGTAAAACTTCGGCGCCGTCAGCAGCGAGACGCCATACGTCGCCTCGTCGTACGCGCACCACTGGGCGGCCAGGCCCGATTCGAGCGCCACGGGTTACGCACCTTCCTTCGGGATGACGGCCGAAGCCGGCGCTAGGCTGGGCTGCCCGCCGTCTGCGCCAGCGGGTGCGGGCGCGAGCCCGGCGGCGGACTGGCGCTCGCCGCCGGGCGCGGCGCCGACGTTCTCCCAGTGCTCGGTGTCGAACGCCGCCCCGGCCGGAAGGTCGGCGAGATCGCCGGGCACGGACCTCCCGAACGGCTTGATGCACCTGACAGGGGGCATGAAAATCTCCTAACTCGTCGTCAGCCGGGCACGGTAGGTAATGCGGAAAGTGACGAGCATCGCCGCGCCGTTCGCCACCTGGCGCGGCCCCCACTGGAACGGGCCGTCGACGCCGGACCACATGACCAGGCCGCCCATGCTCGCGTCACCCGGGCCGCCGGCCAGCGTGTCGCCGCGCAGCAGCAGCTCGACGCCCGCGACGATCGCCGCCGCCCCGTCCCGGTGCACCTTGCTCGCCGGGTCGCCCGACCAGTGCTGCGCCGCGCAGGTGATGCTGCCGTCCTCGTCGCGGGTCCTGGCGTGGTCCATCACCGGCCAGTTCTGGGTTGCCTCCGCCGCTATGTCCTCCGGATTGAGGGGGTCGGCGCCGATCCACAGCACCCGCTCAAGGCTCTGCGTCGCCACAGGCGGCTGCGGCCCGTCGAACACGTACGCCGGCGGGGACGCCGCGCCGAGCAGCGGCGACGCCTTCGCCGCCGCCACCAGGTAATCGGTGACCGCGGGGACCTGCGACGTGGTTGTGGCTGTCATGCGAACGCCGCCCTCGCGCCCGAGCCGGAAACCGTCGCGAACAGCTCCAGCGCCCGGTTCGGGATCGCGTACCCGAACCCGGGCACGACCGTCACCGACTCGCCCGCCGCGATGTTCTGCGCCCCGGCGCCGCCGCGGGTCACCTGGTACAGGTGCTCCAGGATGATCCGCGCCCCGTCGTAGACCGCCGACGGGATCACCGCCCGCCCTGCCCAGTAAACGGCCTTGTACTGGGCCAGGTAGTCGGACGAGTAGAAGAACGGGAACCCGGCCGCGTGCCGGATGATACCCGTGTCCGGGTCGACAAGCAGCTGATCGATGTCGTACATGAACCCGTAGGACAGCAGCGGCGTGATGCTGACCAGGCCGTTGGTCACCGACCCGTCGCGCTGGTACGTGGTGTCGATCGGCGTGCCCAGGTCGGTGCGGACCGGGGCGTGAGACAGGATCAGCGCCCGGCCCGACGCGCGGATTACCTCCGTGCGCTGCCTGGTGACGACGGCGCCGCACGCCCACTCCGCCACCTCGCTGGCGGACGCGTTGTAGCCCTGCAGCTCCCCGTCGAACTCGGTCGTGCCGGTCAGCTTCAGGATCTGCTTCGCCTGCGCGAGCGACACGATCGTCGGGTCGGCGGAGGTCTGGACCTCGAAACTGTCAGCGAACGCGCCGGGATACGCAGTGTCCGCGGCCACCCACAGGACGATGTGGTGCCCGGCCTGTGTCGTCACGTACGTCGCGGCATAGGTCCCGGTCCCGGTGCGCGTGACCTCCGGGGCCGTGGTGGTGCGGTCGGGCAGCGTGATCGTCACCGTCACCGTGGCGGCGTCCTGCGGGTTGCCGTCCGTGTCAGCGTTAACGAAGCCGGGGACGGGCACTGCCGCGCCCTGGTACCACGGTGCCGTCGCGGGCACTGCCCCTCATCTCCCGTCTTGTCTCGGCGTGGCCGGGTCAGGCGACACTCGGCGGCCAGAACGCGCCCCAGTCGGGGCCGGCCCAGCCGGAGTTCTCCCGCTTGGCGGCGCAATGGGCCTCCAGCGCCTCGCGGGACTCGTGCAGCGCCCACGAGGTGACCCAGTCGTAGCGGCCCTCGGGTGCTGCCGACGGCCCGTCATAAGTCACGCGGAGGTTGACGCAGTCGTCGCCGTGCACGCGGGTGATGTGCGCCAGGGCGACATCGGACCCGTTGTTGTGCTTCGGGTCCGCGAGGACGTGGACGATCCGGCCGACACTCGGCTTAGGCATGTGCGTCTCTCTTTCAGGTCAGGCCGGCGCGGGCGCCGGGTCGGGCTCGGCCGGTGCCGCCGCGGCGGCATCCGCCTCGGCCTTCTGCACCTCGGCCTCGACGCCCTTCAGCAGCCCGGCCAGCATCATCCGCGTCGACGCGGGGACGGCGAGGTCAATCGCCGCCTGGACCAGCGGGTCGGCCTCGGCCCTCTGCGCCCACTCGACCATGCCGGGGATGTGGCTGGCGAGCAGCTGCTCGCCCTGCGCCAGGTGCTCCTTCAGGTCGCTGATCATCTGTGACATTCCCACTGACTGCCTCCATGGCTGGGTTGACGGCCGTCCCGGCGGACAGCCGCATGATCTGCCGGCGGAGCCGCGTGGCGTACCCGGCCGCGCCGTTGCCCTCCGCGTGCCGCAGCTCCCGCTGCAGCCCGGCCAGGACGTCCGCGCGGGTCGCCACCGTCAGCGCGACAGGAGAACGTAGGGGACGGGCGCCACCACGGCGGTCATGGTCGGCAGCACCGCCGGCGCGGCCGCGCTGGCGGTGATCGTGCCCGTCGACGCCAGCGCCGCCTGCCCGGTGACCGCGACCTCCCCGGCCAGGGAACCGCCCAGCGCGCCGTCGAGCAGCGCGCCCGTCGTGGCGCCGGGGCCGTACAGGGCAATGCCCCAGACGGCCGGCCCGGCGGCCACGAGCGCAGGGGTGGACGGCCCCTGCCCGATGCCCTGCGTGCCGATGTTGGCCACGGCGGAGCCGAGCGCGAGCTTGTTCGCGCCGAGGGCGAAGCCGGTGGTCACGTCCGCCGACTGGGCGAGCAGCGCGGCGCCGGTGCCGGTGCCGGTGTAAACGGCCGCCCACGAGTGAGCGATCGTGCCCGTCGGCGCGACCGCGCAGATGAACGACGCGAAATCGAAAACGTCGCCGGGCTGCACGGCGACGGCGTACACCGCGAGGACGGTAGTGGCCGTGACCGTGGCGGTCAGCTTGACGCCGGCCGTGCCGCTCGTGATGTCGCGCCGGCCGATGGTGCGCCGGCTCGGCGCAGAGGGGCTGCCGTCGAGCAGCCACTCCTCTTCGTAGGCCGCGTACTTCCCGCCGCCAAGATCCATGAGGGGTCCTCCCTTTCAGATGGACGGACGGTCAGAAGCCGACGAGCCCGCCGCCGGTGCCGGTGGACAGCGCGGCGCCCGCCGTGATGCCCGAGTTGACGTTGCCGTAGGACACGACCTTGCCGGCGTTCTGGTACCGGTTCGGGAGGAACGCCATGTAGGAGAACAGCTGGAACCGGACCTGCAGGGTGTCCGACAGGACCTCCTGCAGCACGCGAGTGCGGACCTCGCCCTCGAACAGCAGCATGTCGTCGAACACGCCGCCGATCAGCGGGGTGAACGTGTCGCCCGAGCCGGTGCCGTCGACCGGCGACGTGTGGCCCGCCGACAGGGTCGACATGCCCGGGTTCGTGGTCGCCCCGCCGAACGTCAGCGGGATGTTGTTGTCGACCCACCAGCGGCGGCCGAGGATCGAGCCGACCGGCCCCTCGTCCGCCGAGGACGGGTCGAAGTCACCGGTCGCCGCCGGGTTGTACGCCGCCGTCACCGGGACCAGGGGCCGCTTGCTGCCGTCCACCGACGTCGCGAACGCGTTCCACACCGCCTCATTAGTGACCACGTCCTTCATCCGCAGGAACCGGTTGCGGCCGATCTGGGAGGCCAGCATCCCGACGCCCGAGTAGAAGTCGTTGCGGCCGCTGTCCCCGGCGGTCCACTGGTCCCCGGCGGTCGTGGCGGTGACGCCGTTGACGATGATGCCCGGCGTGCTGCCGCCGGTGATCGTCCCCTGCGGGTACAGGCCGCTCATCTGGCCGCCGGTGCCAGAGCCGAGCATCACCTGGCCGTTGGCCTGCTGCGCATGGTCGGCCGTCAGGTCCTTGAAGATGACCTGGTCCATGTTGATCGGCGACAGGTCCAGGACCTGCATCGACGCGTCCTCCTGGCCGGCGACGGTCTTGACCAGGGCGTTCACGTAGTTGTCCGCGATGTCCCGGCCGTTGACAGGGGCGCCGTCGCCGGCCTGCATGCCGGTGCCGGTGCCGGTCGTGATGATCGGGATGTTGATCGAGTTCGTCCCCGGCGGCAGCGGCATCGAGTGCATCAGGTTCGCCAGCACCCGGCCCGCGCGCAGGTACTCGGTGTACTCATCGACGAGCCACAGCGGCGGGATGAAGTAGCCGCCGTCGCCGGCCGTCTGGGAGGCCGCCCTCTTCTCGAACACGGGCAGGCCCAGGCCGAGCCACCGGTCGATCATCCGCTCCTCACGGCGCCGCACCCGCGGCGGGAGCCGCGACAGCCGCTCCTGCGTGTGCTGCTCGAGCTGCGCCGACGCCTGCCGGGTGCGCCGCTCGCGGCGGGCGGGCAGCTCGACGCGCAGCTCGGCGCGGTGCCGCCCCAGCCGCTCCTCGGCGTGGCCGAGGCCGCCGTCACCGTCACCGCGCCGCTGCGAGCTCCGCAGCAGGTCCGCGAAGTAGCTGTGCGGGCTGTACTCCCCGTAGATCTCCGGCTCGCTGGTGACCTGGACGCCGGACGCCTGCGCGCCGGAACCGTCGTCCACCACCGTGGTGGTGCCGTCCGCGCGGGACGCAGCCGCCCGGGCCTCCCGCTGCCGCTCGTCGGACAGGTCGTCCACGCGCTGGCCGAGGTTCCGGATCTCCGTCCGCGCCGACTGGTACCGGGTCTCCTCATCGGCAGACAGGTCGCGGCCCGCGCCGTTGTTCGCCGCCGCCGCGCCGGACAGGAGCTCCCGGTTCGCCGCGACAAGGGACGCCCGGCGCGTCTCAAGCTGCCCGGTAAGGTCATGGGTCGGGTCGCCGCCGGCGAGCAGCCGGATCGGCGCCCCGTTCTTCCGGTAGCCGATGACCGAGCCCGGCAGGGCATCGTCAGGCACAGTGCCTCCACGCAAAGGACCGATGGGAATCGGAACCCTCATCAGCGTGGAAGCTGCCGCGTGACCGCCGGCGTAAGCGAGCGGCCCGGCGGGGACTGCCCGGCGGAATCACGTCCGTGTAACTACCGACATTATGCGGCCAGCTGGCAGCTCAGAGCAAGTCACCAGAGCCTGATGTGCAGGGTGTACTTGGACATGCGCGGGTCCGGGTCGCGCTCCTCCGACTCGTAGCCGAGCTCGCAGGCGACACCGCCGATGCCCTCGTCCACGTACCGCGTCACCGGCAGGCCTTGAAACTCCTCTGGGAGCGCGCTCAGGATCTCGATCAGCTCGCGGACGGTCGGTGTCTTCTGCCCGTGGCCGTCCCTGCCCGTGACGGGAAGGTCGGCCGTCTCGAAGGACAGGTCGAGCGGGTCGCCGGTGGTCGGCAGCGGGATGTCCATGCGGCCAGGCTAGCGCTGCGCCATCTCGTCGAGCTCGAGCTCCCGCATGCGCAGCTCCAGCCGCCGCCCCGCCGACAGCTGCTGCTCCGGGCCCGGGATGCCCGACGGGTCGTCGACCTCGATGACCGCCGACGTGGCCAGGCTAGCGCTGCGCCATCTCGTCGAGCTCGAGCTCCCGCATGCGCAGCTCCAGCCGCCGCCCCGCCGACAGCTGCTGCTCCGGGCCCGGGATGCCCGACGGGTCGTCGACCTCGATGACCGCCGACGTGGCGCACCCCGAGTGGTCGGCGTCGTTGTCGTGCGCGTGGGCGTGGGTGATCTGCTCGCCGTCCGGGTGGGAGTGCTGATGCGAGTGCGTGCCGGTCATCGCCTCGTGCGAGCTCGCGGCCGGGTCGTAGTCCGGCGCCACCGACGTGTTCAGGTCGTCCGCCGCCGACGCCCGCCGCTCCAGCGGGCGCGACAGGGCCTTCTGCTCGCTCTCGCCGATGCCCATCTTCGCCGCCGCCGCCTTGATCGCCGGCATCGCCTTCGGCCCGAACGGCGACTCCGGAGCGCGCGACAGGCCGCTCCGGACGTGCGCGGCGTCATTGACCGGGAAGTGCCGCTTCGACCGGGGCACCGTCTTGCCGCCGGCGTCCTTGGTCCCGCCGCCCTCGATGTAAGCGAAGACACCATCAGGCAGGTCGTTTATGTCCGCCGCGCTCAGCGCGGCCCGCCGATCGAGGGGGCGGCGAGAGGCGTACAGGCCGTACGTGCCCGCGCCGGCATACCCCGGGTCGTCGCCGTCGTGGTCGTTGACCATCCCCCGCCCGCACTGGTCGCAGACCTTCGCGTCCGGCGCGTTCATCTGCCGGCACCACGGGCACGTCTGCGAGTCGTCCGGGTGCTCGCAGTACGGAATCAGCGCGTTCACCTCGGTGCCGCACTGATCGCAGTACGCCGCGTCGACGTCGTTGCCGCTGTGGCACTGGCCGCACTCGGCGTGCTCGTCCGCGCCCTGCTGGTACGCCGCCGTCGGCATCCGCCGCTCGAGCGCGCGCCGCTCGCGGCCGATCATCGCCGGGCCGCCGATCGCGGCCGGACGGCGGTAGGCCAGCTGCTCCACGGCGAACATCGACGCCCCGGCCGTCGCCGGGTTCGCCCCGTGCGTCACCGCGCACACGTCGCCCCGGTGCAGGTCCATCTCCAGGATCGTCCGGTACTCGAAGGACGGGTCCCACCGCTGGCGCACGCAGACGAACGCCATCGACATCTCGTCTATGTCGCCGCGCTGCTGCGCGCTGTAAAGCGCGCGGACCTCCTCGCGGCCCCCGTCCATGCCCGGCACGTGGGTCAGCACGCCGTGGGAGTCCTGTGCCAGCTGCATCGTGCCGCTCTTGGTGCGGGCGAGCGGGATGCCCGCCGAATTGTGGCCGATCAGGAACGGGACGTCCAGATTAGGGTTGTTCAGCGTCCGGGTGGCGGAGCCCGGCGCCACCGACTCCTTGAACGGCTCCCCGTTCTCGTCCCACATCGGAAACTCGAAATCGAAGGCGGTCGCGTACCCGTCCCAGGTGTACGCCGAGCCGCCGGTGCCGTTCGGCTTGGCGCGCATCTCGACATTCCCGGCCGCGAACGCCAGCCCCAGGCGCTCGGGCACGCCGTGCATCCCCATCCGCGCCTGCCTGCGCAGCTCGAACCGGTCCATGATCTCCTCCTAGAGGCTCAGCTTGGGCGGCTTCAGCGGCTGCAAAAGGTCCACCTGCGGCATCGCGTTGACCTCCGCCAGCTGCTCGGGGGTGAGTGGCGGCATGTCCTCGCCTGCACGAACTTCCGTCTGCGTCATCGCCCGCGACGTCAGCTGCGCGTAATTCACGACCCAGCGCGTAAGAATGTCCGTCCGCAAAAGAGGACTGAGATCGAATTTCACGTACTGCCCGGACGGAAGCAAGTTGCCGAGCTTCCTTTCCCACCAGGTGATCCACCTTTGCATGCAGTACGTCAGGAAATCCAAGCCCCTTTGCTCCACGTTCGCGTACGTGATGCTGCTGCCGGTGATCGCGCACGCGACGATCTCCGGCGGCACCCGGTGGAACCGGCACACCATCAGGTCGGACGCCGACAGGGTGCCCAGGAACTGGGAGTCGGTCGGGTTCACCTGGATCTGCTGGTACTTCCAGCCGCCCGTCAGCAGCGCCACCTCACGGCTGCCGTGCACGGCAGCCATGAACTTCTGCTTGATCGAGCCGGCTTCCTTCTGGGTAATCTGCGCCGTCGAGTCGTTTGTCAGGATCGAGCTCGGGTGCGCGCCCACCTCGAAG